GGTTTTCTCGGTCTGGGTGCAGGGGACATCGGGATCGGCGTCGGCAACGGTGACCATCGATGACCTCCAGCCCATTTTTGCCGAAGCTGCCTACCTCGATACGACGGGCTTCTTCAGCTACGTCGGCAATCCCTCCGGGATCGACGGCGATACTGGCAAGTGGGGACCGCAGGATACCGCGAAGCTGATGAATATGGGGATCGTGCGCGGGACGCTTGCCATCCTCACGCAGGCTCCCTCCGGCAAGCTGCACGAAACGACGGGGAGCACGGTCACCGAGCCCTCCGGCTGGGCAATCAACCCGGTCCAGAGCGAATGCGGCATCCTCTCGGCGTTTGCTCTCACCCTCTCGCAGGCCGACGACGCGAGTGAGGCGGATGGCGGCGACTGGATGGCCTGGGCCTCCGATGTCGGCGCCATGATCTACGGCGGCGGGACAGCGAGCAAGATTTCTCAGGAAATCCAGCCGAACTGGAACCCCGGCGACCAGTCCTATCCGTGGATTCCGGCCAACTCCTCGATCAACTTCGCCGCGGCGATCGGTGCCTGGGTGCTGAACGATCCGGCATCGCGGCTGATCTACTTCGGGCTGCCCATCGGCACAGCGACGGCTCCAAACAAAATCTATGCCCTGAACTACCAGCACCTGGGCAGTGCGCAGGCGATTGCCGACTCGCCGCCCTTCCACCCTTCCTTTGCCGGGAAGTTGATCGCCACAGACAATTCCCGCAAATGGACACGCTGGAACATGAGCATGAACGGCGCGGCGCGGATGTATCGCTCCGGCGGCGAACTGACGACGGTCCTGATGGGCGGGAACGGCCTTCTGCCAAATTCCGGCGCCAGCGCCTACGGCCACATCTACAAATTGAACGCAAACCAGTGGACTGACAGCGATTATGGTCAGATCGCGCCGTACTATTGCACCTACTTCTTCCTCGACCCGGAGCGGGCGCAGCAGATGCAGTTGAAGAACGGGCGGCTGCTGATGGCCTATATCATGGCGCAGATTCAGCCTCCGGCGGGGATGGCTTCCGGGCAGTCCCAGGTGACGCTCCAGTATCTCTGCGACAGCCTGTCGAATATCTGGCCGCTGTCGACCACACGCAGCCTGACCGTCCCGTTCCCGAAGGATCGAAATTTCGGCGGTGGTATGGCGCAGGGAGAACGGATTGCCGTCAAGATTTCGAGCTGGCCGGTGAGCGGGACCGATAATGGTTTCATTCTGACCCGCTTCACGGCGTGGCTTAAGAATGCAAGGATCCTGACATCAGGAGTCAACCAGTGACAGCCGATATTCGCAACCTCGCATGGCTCCGCTCGCTGAAACTCGACGGTCATCCCGAGTTTGGCGCGAAACTTTTTGAGGCGCTGACGGACGTGCGCAGCGGGCTGGACACGCTCGAACAGCAGACCAACTCGAACCTGAACGGTATCCCGGCCGCGCCGCCTGCCCCGCAGAGCGTGAAGGTGACGCCGACGGCGGTTGGGCATCATGTTTCGATCAACGATGGCACGGACTTCTACCGCGGCAAGTACTACCATGTCGAGTCATCCGAGGATCGGCACTTTACGAACCCGTTCCCGGAATATTCGGGGCCGGCGCGGGAAATCAACCTGGCAACGGGTCCGCGCGCGCTGCATTTTCGAGTATTCGCTTCCTACCAGAACAGCGACAACAGCGCAGTGGTTTACCACGGCGGAGCCATTCCGCGGCCGGTTATTGGAGGAACGGCGTTCAAGCCAGGAAGTTCGCAGGGAAGCGGGACGGGGCGGCCGTCTCAGGGATTTGCCGGATTCGGCCCAACGCCATGGAGGGGGAGCAAGCCTCCAGCGCGATGAGAGCCAGAGCGATGCAGGAGCGGGACAGGGCGGCGGTCGAGCGGATCCATGCGGCGGTGGGCTACGAGTTTCCCTTGCCGGCGTGGGACTCTTCTCTTATTGAATCTGCACAGGTTTTGACGGATGATGAGGACAACGTGATCATGGCTGGATTTGCAGTACGTGTCCCGGAGGTCTATCTTCTCTGTCCGCAGGGCGGCCCCATGCACCCGGCGGTCAAGATGGAGGGGGTAGCCATGCTCCACGGCGCTATGCGGGATGAGCTGGCCCCGAAAGGGTACTCGCAGGCGTTCTCCTTCATCTGGCCGAAGTGCGCTGCGTTTGGACGGCATCTGGTAAAGAATTTTGGCTGGGAGCGCACATGGCCCGCGCTTCGGGTGATGGACTGGAAAGGGGCACCAAATGCCGAAGGGCGTTGAATCCGGGCAGCTTGCCAATGCCAGCGCAGGCCGGAACCTCTCGAACAGTTTGGAAGCCAACGGTGCGAACGTTCTGGGCTCTCTGACGCCGGCGCTGTCGGCGGCGGCCTACGCGCCCTCTGGCTACACGCCGGGGCAGAAAGCGATGATCGACACAGCCTCGCAGCAATCCGCCGGAGGCACAAACGCGGGCGCGGTGGGCTCAGGAGGCTTGTACGCGGCGCGCACGCGGAATGCCGGGGCGGCGGGCACGGCCATCGGCTCATCGTCGCGCGCGGCCGGTGCGGGGTTGTCGAAAGCGGCGACGGGGACAGAAGTCAAGAGCGCTGACCTGGCACAGAAGAACCGTGAGGTGGCGCTGGGAGGCCTCGGCAGTATCGGCAGCGAGCAGACGGGGGCGGGAATCGGCGCGCTGAATTCGTCAAATCAGGCGCTGGCTGGAGCGGATCAGAGCGCAGCGAACAATCCGTTGATGAAGTTGCTGATGCAGGGTGTGCAGAGCGGCGGTCAGGTGGCTGGGCAATACCTGCAGGGGGGCTACGCAAATGGGTAGCACCGGCAACCTCCTAAATACGAGCAAATTCTCCGTGAAGCCGCAAAACTGCTATGCGCCTAGCGTCCGCGGCTTGCTCTTTGGTCTTAAAGAGGCCGAGATAATGGATCGTGTAATCCTTAGTTACCTTCGCGGTCCACTTTCCAGTTTTCGGGTGAAACTGGACACCTGTATATCCGCTGGTGTTCGTTCTCCTCTTACAAGAGTTTTGGACGTTCTGCGCAGGAGTGGCTGGGCGAAGATTCTGGCGCCGATTGTCCAGCGTATCGCCATTTATGTGGTCGCCTCTTTTGCCGTCGTTGCAAATGAATCCCAGGACGACTCGATGCATTCCTATTCGACGCTGCTGTTTGATTCCGGTTCGGATATTCCGACGCGCGTAGAACGTGCGTGTGCATTTGCTGAATTCAGCGAACCACTTCCACTGCGAGAGATTTTCGTAATCCTCGACAGATACCTTAGCAAATTGGCCCTGAGTGAGGGGGATGAGGCGATAATCTGGAAGAGGGCAGGTTTCCTGCTGAATCAGGTTCATGGGATGCCGCTCCAACGGCATAACAGCCTGTCCTTAGTATATCAAGGAGGTGCTGCATGAGCACCCCTCCTGTTCTTACCGGGAATCCTATTTTAGACTCGCCGACGCTGAAGGCCACCCTCGCCGCGCAGATGGCCCAGCAGAATGCTCCACCGCCGCCAGCCATCCAGATGCCCGCAGGAGGGGCTGCCGCGAGCCCGTCTATCCTTTCCGGCATGCCCTCCATGCCCAGCACGCCACAGCCAGCCGTAGGCGCGCCGCGCGGTACCGTGGCGGGCGATACGAACGAGCTGGGGCGAAAGTTGAGTACCGGATCGGGGATCTCGCAGATTCACAGCAAGATCGAGGACAGCGGCTTCGGCCAGAAGCATCCCGTTCTCAGCAAAGTGCTGGGCATCGGCGCGCAGGGCCTGGCAGAACTCGGGGACATTGGGCTGCGTACCGTGGCGCCGGCGGTCGACCTCGCTATTCCGGGCACATCGCTGCATCACCTGGCGGATGTGCGGGGCGATCAGCGACAGGTTGCCGGGGACGTGGCGAACCAGGAGAAGGAAGCGCAAGCCGGCGAAGCAAATGCCCGCGCCAACGCGCTCAGTAATCCAGCCGATGAGATCACCCCCTTGGCGACAACGGGAGGCTATGTCGGAGTGAGCAGGAAAACTGGACAGGCGGACCCCATCACCGTCAACGGCGAGCAGGCGCAACCTCTCGAAAAGCAGGAGCCAATCCAGCATGCCGTTTTGCCTGATGGTAGCGTAATCGCCATCACGCGCGGAGCGGATGGGAAAGTCGCGGCGGATGAGGTCTACCACGGCGATCCGAAGGTCCAGACGCAAGTCACTACGCTGGAGATTGGCGGCAAGCCGCACCAGGTTATCGTGAACAAGGACACCGGCGAGCAGATCAAAGACCTGGGCGAAACAGGCGAAAAGCCGCCTACAGTGAACGTGAACGCGGGACAGAATGAGGCCGATAAACAAGCTGCACGGCTGGGCAAGCCCTACGAGGCCATGAACACCGCAGCGAATTCGCAACTCGACAAGATCGACGAAGCCGTGTCGATGATTCACGGCAATGCGGAAGCGCAGGCCCTTGGAATTCCAAAGACGATGACAGCGCTGGTGTCCGGTCAGGGTTCGGGAGTTCGCATCACGCAGGCGGAGTTAAACATGATCGCTCACGCCAGAGGCGTTCAGGGAGACTTCGAGGGCTACATCAATAAGCTCTCTGGCAAAGGACAGTTGACGAAAACGCAGCAGGATCAGATCGCTGGCGTGCTGGGCGACGCGAAACAGCGGATTCTCCTGAAGCAGCAGATCGCCAATCAGACCCTCGACACCATCAATGGCGCATCTTCACGAGATCAGATCGTGCAGGCCGATCAGCAGGCGCGGAGGCTCTTTGGGCAACTGGAAAAGTTCGGGCGCTATGAGGGAGAAATCCTTCCTTACAATGGGAAGCAGATGAAGATTGTAAGGATTTCGGACGACGGAAAGAAGGTCGACCTTGCCCCCGCAGAGTAACGCGGTCACAGTGTCGATGGATGACTTGAATCAGCCGCAGGTGCGGACGGGAACTCGCGCCAGCGCTGCCGGCCCTGCTGCGTACAAAGAGGGCCAGGTTAGTCTTCCGAACCAAGGACAGGTGACGACTGTCGACCTGGACGAGCTCTCTCCGAAACAGGCGGAGTCTCCGGTCGATCACTCTTACAGCACCGAACTGATAAAAGAAATACCATGGGCGGCTGGCCAATTCGGCAACGGAGCGGCAAGGGGTCTTCTGCACACGGCCACGGCGTTGCCGGCCTACGTAGCTTCAAAGATCGCGCCGAATTCTCCGCAACTCCAGGAGCGGGAGCGCATGAATGAACCGGAGAACCCGGTACAGAGCATCGGGCATGGAGTGGAGCAGGCTGGAGAATTCATGCTGCCTGGACTTGGAGAGGAAAAGGCGGTTTCGCTGCTTCCGGAAAAGCTGGCTTCTCTGGGAAGGATCGGCTATCAGGCCCTCACCAGCGGGGGGGTCAACGCAGCGCAAGGGGGAGGATTCGGAACCGGCGCGGCTGCCGGCGCGTTGATGGGCGCCATGGGTGAAGGAATGCGCGCGGCTGCGCCGGGAATCGCTGAGAAGGCGCTGGGGATGCGCGGAACCGATCGCGCCTTTGGAAAGACTCCCGGCAGAGCGATTCTGGACGAAACCTCCGGCGTGCGGCCGGAAAGCGTGGCGACGAGCGCGAAAGAGCGCATCGGACAGTTGACTCCGGAACTCGAAAATAAGGTGGATGCCGCCAGCGTGCGGCCTAATCCCATTCGAGGATTTCTGCCAGCTCCGTCGCAGGATATTCCTCTGCATAGCGCTGGTGGTGACCAAGGGCGGTTATCACAGCCTGTGATTTTTAATCAACCTGATAGGCCGATGCCGCGCGGACTACCTGCCCCGGCACATGACATTCCGCTAACAGCTAATCCATTTTACGGGGCTCATCCGCCTGACGAGGGATTGGGAGCTGCCGCCATTAACAACAGTAGAGTCGGGGAATCGATGGCAACTCCTGAGGGAAATCCGAACTATGGATATTCTGACCAATTTCCGTCCGCGGAAGGTAAATGGACTGGAGGCATCCTGCGGCGCGTAGCCGCAGGCGAGCCGGCCAGCGGTATGGGGCCAGGGCAATATATCGGAGAGATTCCCGGAGAGCGCGGGGGGCCGTCTCAGGTACAAGGCATTTGGAGGCGACAGCAGGCAAGACTCTCAGGAGCCATTCCGAAGATCAAGCCGTTTATTCCAAAGGCGTCGGCATCCTTGGCTCCGGCGCGCGACATTCTCAGCGAGGCTCTTGGAAAGGCGACAGCGCAGAACGCCGAGGGACTTCACGGCCAAATAGGAGGCATGCAGGACTTCCTCTCGCGTCGTTTCGGGAATAGAGAGCCGATCCCCGAAAACGTGACGCCTCGCGATCTTCTGAACCTCAAACGTGGATTCAGCGAGGAGCACCTGGGATGGAATCCGGATCGCCGCGATGCCGCACTTTCTACGGGTCGGAGAGCTTACGGGGCTCTCGACAGCGAACTAGACCGCTCCGTCCCTGAGGCGGCTGGTCTGAACCAGCGCATTTCGAGCCTCATTCCAACGGTCCGCCGCGGCGAAGCTATGGCCCGAGGTGAAGGCGCTGGGCCCCGGATCATGGAAAGGATCGCCCGCCCCACCGGGGCGCTCACAGGAGCTATCGGAGGTGGAATGCTCGGCTATCGGCAGGGCGGGGCTACGGGTGCAGCGGAAGGAGCCGGGCTGGGATTGATTCTTCCGGAGTTGATGACTTCCCCGACCGGCAGGATGGCCTTGGCGCGCGCACTCAATCGTCCACTGCCTGCATTTGTTCTGCCCGCTATCCGCGGCGGCGCTCTGCAACTGGACAGGGGGAAGAAGTGATTCTGATCGGACTGATTTGCCTGGGCATCGCTTTCTGCTATTGCATCGCAGAAACTTGCTACGAGAGAGATTGGCCTCGGCGTACGGCGCCATACCTGCTTGCCGTTTTGTTCCTGATTGTCTGCGCCTCCGGATTCGGGCAGGCGTCCCGCTACGATGGCACGGTTTACACGGTGAACCAGTCCGCGCCGCTGCCCGGAGCCATGCTGCCGGTGCTCGCGCTCTCCGGGGCGACGGTCCAGATTTGCTCAACCTGGAACAGCACCGCATGCACAGGTCTTCTGCAGACCTACCAGAGCGCCACGGTTTCCGGCCCGAATCAGTGCCCCACCAGCGCGCAGCTCTACAATGCTCTGGCCAGCGCATGCTCCTCGACAGCGGATGTATCCGGAGGATTCGGGATTTGGACCCTTCCTGGAAGCTATGCGTATTTCGTGACGACAAGCTATGGAACATTCGGTCCCTATCCGTTTGGGGTGGATGCTGCCGGAGCGTACTGCCCGCTCGCGGGGTGCACCTTCACCGGGCCCCTCAGCGGTCCCAGTTTCACAGGAAATGTAATTGGTAATTCCTCTGGGAATTTAGAAGCTGCGGGAGAACCTACTTTTGATGTTAGATATTACGGTGCGACTGGAAATGGAACAACTAATGATTGTGCTGCAATATCTAATGCTGTAGCTGCATGGAATACAGCCGGGCACGGCAACCTGTTTTTCCCGCAGGGAATTTATTACGTTGGGGCTTCCTGTCACATGACAGTGACAGCCAGCGGCTTGATGACAGGTGTCGGGTCTTGCGGTGCAGCAGGAGCGCAGGGTACAGGCATTCCCGCATCCTCGTGTGGTTCCGTTATCAGCAGCGCCGACACGACTGGCATTCTATTTACTGTCACGTCTCAAAATCTGGTCTATCGAGACCTGGGTTTTATCAATACCGCGACGGTCACAGCAGGCGCAGCCATCTATACGGACGGAGCGAACACGCAGCAGATCGTATCCTGCGATCATTCCAGTTTCTCCTTCTTTTATGATTCGTTAAAGCAATTTGTCGGCTCCTTCTGGAACGTGAACGCCTGCTACTTTACCGGTGGCGCTCACACGGATATGTGGATTCAGAACATCCCGAACCAGGACTCCGGCGACTGGGCGATTACTGGCAGTGCTTTCGGATGCGGCGGAAGTGCGCTGGCCTGTCTCTATATGACCGGCACAGGCGGCGGAAAAATCACCGGCAACAAAATTATCGGAATTGGTACCGCTGATGCCTTCCGCCTGGACTGTACGGGGGTTTCCTGCACAGGAGAACTCACTGTCGTAGGTAACGATATTTACACCAACGTCGGCACGGGCATTCCTGTGGACGTCGTAAATGGAAACGGCTATAATTCTGGCACAGTTGACGGCAATACCATTACTACGGGCAACAGTGGAATCAGCCCGGTTACGGTGAATAGTGTGGGTGGCTGGTATATCGGCGGGGGCGTCATTGCCAGCACGGATACAGATATTGCGATGGTGAGTGTCGGAGGCACCAGCGGTGGTGTGATTATCGGCCCCTTTTCTCAAAACATCGCAAATATAGCGCCTGATATACTTTCCTGCACTGGTTGTTTCGATTTCAATAGCCTCAGTACCGGGACATTCGCTCCCGCTGCGGCAAACGGAGGGTATTTTGGCGGTCAGGCTACGGACGATCTCGTTATCGTTCCGAATACATCGGGCGCGCTTATTCTCAAGGATACTTCTGGAAATGGCATTGGCTTGTTACAGGCAACGCAGGACTCGCTATCGACAGATAACTATCTGGTGCCGTTTCAGCTTTCCGATACTGTCCCGTCTCTTTCGACCGGCCAATGGATCGGCGCTCCTCTGGTATCGAGCACGCGAGAGCCGGGTATCTACAGTACAAAAGCTCTGATCACGTTAACTGACTGGTGGACACACGCGCTGCATTTTGAGGGACTTTCGCCAACTACATTTTATTCAGCCGCTGGAACACCTCTTCCAGCGTGTAGTGCAACTACTTTAGGAAAGTTGTGGGTTACAGATGCTACAGTAGCAACTTCAGGTACCACCTACGCTAGTGGTGGTACCTATACAATTGGAGTAGAGTGTATTTTTAATTCTGTAGGTAGTACATATACCTGGATTATCAACTAGGGATGGTTTACGCATAAAAGGGGGACGATATGAAAAAGATACTCGGGCTGTTACTCATTCTCGCCGGTACGTTTGCTTCTGCTCAGAGCCCGCAGACGCAGACCGCGCCGATCTATCCTGTCAATGCGAAGTATACGAATGGTGTTGCGCCAGGTTACGCGGATTTGCGCTTTCTACAACGGAGTAGCAGACTTTTGTGTCACCGACAGCAGCATCCTCAGCGGCTATCCCGGTATGGCTGTGGTTTTGTCCAGTGCCACCGGCGTGTCATCGTTCACGGAAACGACCTGGTAATTTTCGTGAAAGGATAACCAATGAGCATCGAAATCCTCCAGATAGTCCTTACTACCTTTGCTGTACTGATGGGTTGCTGCGCCTGTATTTTCCCGTTCGTCTACATAAGATATTGTACCCCAAAAAAACATTGACATTCATGACCACGATTTAATAATTACCTGTCTGTTGGTCGATGTCTCCAAACTGAGGCGCACATGAAGAAGTTACTCTGGATTTTCCTGTTGGCGGCTCCGCTGGGAGCGCAGACGCTGACCAGTCCGCCCCCGGCGTCTCTCGGTTACTGCTACTACGCCGCCGGGAAAGAGTTCCTGCCCATCGCTGGCGGGAGCGGGGGCAGTATCGTCCTGACGAATCCTCCACCGGCCTCGCTGATCTTCGGCAACTACGCGGCCGGACCGAATTACCAGCCGCTCCAGTGCGACTCGGGCGGGAACCTGATTATTTCCGGTGGGTCCAGCGCGCTGGTGGTGGGGACGACCCCCATTACCAGCGGCACGGTCGGACAGACGCTCTACGACAACAATGGAGTTCTGGGGTCGGGCGGCAACGCGGCCACAGCCACAGCGCTGGCAGCTACCCCGGCGCAATGTCCTGCGGGACAGGTGGCAACTGGTGTTACTGCTGCTGGCGTGGCAAACTGCGCCTCGGCTTTCACGGCCCTTACCGGCGATGCAATGAGCACGTCTACCGGCGGCGCTACGACGGTCCAGGGCCTGAAGAACGTCCCATTCTGCACCGGCTACACGCCAACCAACGGGCAGGCTGTGACGCTGACGACGGCGAGCAGCCCGAATCCTTGCTATACGGCGGTGGCCGGTTCGCCTGCATCTCTGACTCCCTATGGCAGTATCTATTCAAACAATAACTTCTCGTCGCTGTCTCCATTTACCGTGAACGGAGCTACGGCAGCTACCGAAGCAGCGGGCAGCGGTAGTTGTCCGGCAGGAACGAATTCCTGCATCCAGATCAGCGCAGGAGCGGGCAACTTCGCGGAAAGTGTGGATTACACCTATCAGACAACCTTGCCTATCTGGACTGTCAGCATGACGCAGGTTGCCGGGACAAAGAGCAGCAGCAGTTACGGGCTGGGCCTCGGAATTCGTTCTAACGCCCAACTTTCAACGAGCGTATCGGCGCAGTACTCCGTCGTGGCGCAAATTGATACTTCTTCCGGCGCTTCCGCTGGAACAGTGAGCTTGGCGGCGTGGTCGGGAGGGAATGTCACTCAGATAGTTGCGTCGGGTACAAAACTGACGATTACCGCTGGCGATTCGCTGCTTTTTACAGTTACTCGCATTTACGACACGATATATTTCACAGGGCAGGACGTGACCTCCGCCGCAACTCCTGTGACTGTGAGTTATACGTTTCCCTTTAGCTACAGTCCCAACGGACCTTATCTCCCGAACGAGGGAAGATTTTCCATCTTTAGCGTCGGTGGGACCCAGACCGTCACTTCACTGTCGATCAGTTCAGGTGTTCCGCTGGGTACCGATGTGATGTGTCTCGGAGACTCCAAGACGATAGGCCAATATGCCGGTTCCTACTCTGCGGGCTGGTGCGAGCAACTGACACCTTACTATCGGAGCTTTCCGCTGTCAGGCGGCTATGATACCTCGGCGGACATCATCTCCAACATGCCGGAGATTCTGGCGCTAAAACCAAAGGCCGCGATCATTATGATCGGCGGCAACGATCTTGGTAACAGCATCAGTCTGCCCACGGTTGAAGCCAATATAACCACCATCGTCTCAGATTTGGCGGCAGCGGGAATAACACCCTATTGCGCCACCTATCCCCTCCAGAACGCTGGAGCGAATGTAACATCTCTTAACACATGGATTCTGGCGAATTGCACATCCTTTAACGCCAACCCTCCCGGTATGGTGAGCGGCTCAGTGTGGGCCACATGGATCGCCCCCGACAACGTGCATCCGGTCGCACCATGGCATAACTACATCGCTCAACAGGCATTAGCCTTTCTTCAGGCGCAAGGGCTACCTCAGCAGCAACCGGGAAATATCGCCATCAAGGTCCAGGGCGGAACGATTCCGGTGCAGGCATTTGGCGTGATCCAGGGCGGAACGATAAACACGGCGACAAACTGCTCCAGTTCAGCGTCTCCTGCGATATGCGGATCGGCTGCGGCAGGAAGTGTCGCCCTACCGACGAATGCTGTCTCCAGTTCCATAGTGGTCAACACGACAGCAGTCACAGCCAACAGCCAGATTCTGGTGACGACGGACGATACTCTCGGAACGAAGCTGGGCGTCACCTGCAATTCTACGGTGGCTACTTTGGTAGGAGGATTGACGATTTCGGCGAGGACGGCTGGGACCTCGTTCACGATTGCTAACAATGTCGCTGTTGTGACGAACCCGCTTTGTGTCTCCTACTTGGTGATCAACTGATGAGCGACCACGGAGAGCGGAACTAATGTCTAGGGAACTCGTCGCACTCATCGTGAGGCATGGTGAGACCCCGCAGGCGGCGGCGGCGGTTAACATTGCCATCGCTGGCTGGTTCGGTGTGCATCTTAACAGAGCCTACTGAGCAGCGCCAGCGAGAAGGACGATCAAGCGAGGCCAGATGACCGATGAGGAATGCCTGCGGAGGATCGAGAGGGATTTGTATTTCGGCAACGGCAAGCCCGCGCTGACCATCCGTATAGAGGTGACGGAGGAAAAAGTGGATACGATCAACCGTAACCTCAGCAAGCTGGTCTGGCTGGTGCTCGGCACTCTGGTATCGTCTTTGGGCGCTTTGGCGCTGGCCGTGGTCGCGCATTTTCTGAAATGAAAGGAATCTCATGAGCACGTTCATCCCGGCACCTCCGGTTCCTCCACCGACCCTCGCCGACCTGCAGGCAGAGATCGAAGCAATGAAAGCCCAGCAGAACGCACCGAAAGCGGCGGGTATCTGGAGCACCGTTCTCACTCACTGGAAAAGCACCGCGAACGGCGTGCTGGCCCTGGGGATCACGGTAGGGCTTGCATTGCTGGCGACCGGCAGTACGCTGCTGACGCCGAAGATGACGACCTACATCACCCTCGGCCTCGCTGTGGCCCGTGCCATCACCGGGGCGATGTCGAAGGACGCCTCGGCTCTCACGGCGGCGGACATCCAGAAGCAGACGGCGGTGGCGACCGCCAAACAGGCGTGAGAAAATAGGACCGTGAGCGTCTGGACCATAGACAGCCTGAAGGAGCACCTGGAGGCGATGCGGGAGGCCCAGCACCGGGAACTCTCCAATGCTATTTTCAGCGTAGAGAACACCGCGAAGGCAGCGCTGGACTCCTCGAAAGAAGCTGTACTGAAAGCGGAGAACGCAACAGAGAAGCGGTTTGAGGGAGTGAACGAGTTCCGCGCCACGCTCACGGATCAGGCGGCGCGCTTCGTGACTCGCAAAGAGATGTGGGGGTACATCGCCGCTGGCATTGCCACCATCGCGGCGATTGTCGAGATGCTCCGAAAATGATCGGTGAGTACAGGGAACGTTTGGAGTAGAATTTCGGCAAACGAAAGGAACCGCATGAACATCACTCGCCGCAAGTTTTCGCTGGGCGCACTCAGCATGACGCTTCTGGCCGCCGTCGGCTGCAAGGTCGTCACCGCAATCTTCAGCCCCTCCACACTGGCCGGGCTTGTCTCCGAAGTCGGTTCAGGCGTTGTCGCGCTCCTCACCTTTCTCGGCAAGACCGCGCTCGCCCAGCAGGTGCAGGCGGATATTGCCACGGCGGTGAGCGCCATCACGAGCTGGACGCCGGGGACTGTTGCCACCGATGTGGAGAACGCGCTGAACGATGTGGCGGCGTTCATCTCGACGATTCCGGGCCTTCAGGCGTACAGTGCGCTGATTTCGCTGGCCGTGGGCACGATTGACTACATCATCAGCCTCTTCGTCCAGAATTCTCCGGCGGCGCCTGCCGGGGCGATCCGTCCGCGCACCGTGCTGCCTGTTTCGCTGCCGAATCCTCCGACCAAATCGAGCCAGTTTGCCAGCCAGTGGAACGCGAAGTGCAAGGCGCTGAATCTGGAAACTGTTGAGATCCAGTGAGAGCGTGGCTCATCGCAGGCGGCTCAGTGGGAGCGGTGGTGATCGCGGTCCTGCTGTTGCTGCGGTGGCTCGCCAACCCGAGGAATTACCGCTGAAAGGTCGCATCGCATGAAACGCATTCGCCTGCTCCTGTTCTGCCTCGCCGCCGGCCTTTTGGTCGGCGTTGCTTCTGCCCAGCGCGCGGGGTCTACCGCAAGTCTTTCGTGCAGCCCCAGCAGCTTCACCGCGGCCGGAACGACGACGTGCACCGTCACCCTCAACAGCAACACCGCGACCGTCGTTACGCTGAAAAGCAATAATTCGGCGGTTCAGGCGACGCCCGCCTCCGTCACCGTAGCGGCGGGCGGGAAGACAGCGGTCTTCACTGTCACCGTCCCGGCGGTCACCACGGCCACCACAGTCACCCTGACGGCCTCCCTGACCACTTCAGCGACCTCCACGCTCACCCTTTCACCGGGGACCGCCCTGACCTACATCCTGACCGCCACACCCGCTTCGATAGCCTTCGGGGATGTCACGGTAGGGCAGAAAGCCTCGAGTACGGTCACCCTGAAGAACGCTGGAACCGGGACCCTTGCGATTTCGGCTGTGACCCCCTCCGCCGGCTTCACTGAATCCGGCGGGACCGGGACTCTGGCACCGGGGGCTTCTGCGACCGCGACGGTCAACTGGGGACCGGGCGGGGCTGGGCCGGTGAGCGGCACTCTGACGGTGACCTCGAACGCGGCCGCGCTGTCCATCCCAATCACCGGGGACGGGGTCGCGGTTGCGCCGCCTCCGGTCGTCACCGTAAGCAAGCTCACAGCGCCCTCCAGTGCCTATACAGGGCCTGCCAGCGTCCCGATGACCGTAACCCTTACCTCCGCCCCCACGGTCGCCACCACGGTCAGCCTGACATCCAGCAGCCCCTCTGTGGCCGTTCCAGCCAGCATCAGCATCCCAGGTGGCTCCATCAGTGAGGGTTTCACGGCCAGCGCCGGTGCCGTTACTGTGGCCACCCCTGCCGTCCTGTCTGCCTCGCTGAACGGCACGACGGTGACCGACACCCTGACCGACAACCCAGCGGCTGCCGGGGGATGTGGAGCTTTTGCGCCCGTCGACGTGTTTTTGAACATGGACGGGCCCGCGCCGGGAACGACCGTCTCTACAGCCAATTTGGATTCCGCGACGGAAGGAGTCGGCGTCAGTTGGTCCACCGCGACCAGCCAGGAGACATTTGCCGCCAGCCAGGTCGCCCTCCCCGGTTCGATCAGCATCAAGGGCTTGTCTACGCATCCGTGCGGTTACGCCACCCAGGCCCTGGCAGTCAATGAGGCGGCTTCGATGCCCACCTCGGAGATTGACTTTCCTGCGGGTCACACGCAGGTTGTCGTGCAGGGGTGGCTCGTCGATCTGCCGCCGGACGCCGGCGGAGCTGGGGACCTGTTCGACAACGTTGTCACGGTCGGCGCAAACGTCAATGCCGGGGGGGTGGTCCAGATTCAGCCGGGCTCGGGCCTGACGTGCGGAGCCTATGGCCTCGAACTGGAGTCCTACAGCGGCAACGGCGGCACGACCCACAGCCCGTGTATCGCGGTGACGCCAGGGAGCACGATTTTCTACTCGCATTACATGAACTTTGGTTCGAGCGGTCCCAGCTGCCTGACGGTATCGCCGCCATGCGAAGGGCTGTACGCCTACACCACCAACGGCGCCACCTTTACCCAGATCGGGAGCGGAGTAGCGATCAAACTCAACGGAACAGACACGCTGGGGCGGTCGCTCGTCGGCAACAATGAAAACGCTACGGAAAGCGGCAAGCTCGATTTCCAGAACACGATGTGGGATTACACGAACGCTAAATGGCCCAACCTGCCCACGGCCGTCACCCCTCCGCCCACAACCTACACCCTGACGGTGAGCGAAACCGGGACCGGCAACGGAACGCTGAGTTGCTCCTCAGGTACGTATCCTGCCGGCACGGTGGGCACCTGCACCGCAACTCCGGCCAGCGGCTCTACGTTTGGAGGGTGGAGCGGGGCCTGCTCCGGTACAGGAAGCTGCTCGTACACGATCACGGCCAACACAACACTCACAGCAACGTTTACCGCCAACACCGTGACTCCTCCGCCGACCGGGGCGCTGTGGAGCGGCATCCTGCAGCCGGTGGGCAGCACGTTCGGCGCGGCCAATGTGGCCAACCCCTTCGGCATTCTGTGGCAGGGGAACGTCGGTTTGCCTGGGGGAGCAACGGCTTTCAGCGACGGTGCCATCCAGTGTGGATCGACTCTTGCGGCTGGCGCGAACCAAAGCACCATCAACGCAGCGCTGGCGGCTTGCGGTGGGACCGCAGCCCAGCAGAAAAAGGTTGTGCTTGCTGCCGGGACGTTTCCTGTCACGGGGACGATCAAAGTGCCGTCCTGGACCGAATTGAGCTGCACGCCGAACGCTGTCTGCATCATTCAATCAAACGCTGGCTCGTACGACACCTGCGAACCCTACACCAGCGGCGACACCTGCGTCGTGGCGCTCGGTGAGTCCTCGGGCCTCTCCTACAGCCCCGTCTCGATTACCAGCGGCGCAACCGCGGGCTCGACCAGCCTTGGGCTGTCTTCCACATCGGGGATGGCTGTGGGCGGCCTGCTCGCCATCTCCGAGACAAATGCCTCATGGGTCAGCTCGAACGGAGACGAGGGGTCGTGCAACTGGTGCGACGGCGGCTTTACCTCGAACGGCAGCCGCGCCAGGGAACAGGTCGTCAGGATCCTGGCGATCTCCGGCAACACGGTTACCATCGCGGCGCCGGGTCTTTACTCGCCCTACACCAATACTCCAACCGCGGTCTACTTCACGCCGGCGGTCCAATATGCGGGCCTGAGGGATGTCCAGATCTACGCGGGCAACGTGGGACTGGGAGCAGACGTGGTGATTACCAAGTGCGCGTTCTGCTACGTCAAGGGCGTAGAAGGCAATTATGCGGATGGCAACTGGGTCACAGTGTCCGATTCCTACCGCTTCGAGATCAGGGATTCGGATTTCTCCGGTACCTTCGACCACGGGGCCGGGACGTTCGATGGCGACGTTGATCTCAGTGTGAGAGCGACCTTGGGCTTGGTTGAAAACAACATCATGCTCCGCGGCCACAATTCGCTGATGGTGCAGTGGGGAGCGAACGGCAACGTCATCGGCTACAACTATGGGTTGAGCGGCTTCGACAACTCCGGCTACAACTCAACCTACGGCGGCTTCAACGCGCACGGCGCGGACCCGCAGTTCAACCTGTTCGAGGGTAACGTAATTCCGACGTACAAACTGGACGGCGTGTGGGGCGGCAGTACGATGAACACCGCGTTCAGGAACTGGATTCAGCAGACCTCGGACGTTTGCACGCCCTACCAGACCAACGGCAGAGTCGCGGTGACCACGCCCTGCTTCCAAAGCCCCTACCAGGACGTAGGAGAGCAGCTGGATCATCTGAGCGTCTACAGCATCTCGGTCGCCAACGTGATTGGCTCAGCGCAGCAAATTGCGCTGAAAGAGACGGACGCGGTGCTCGCGGCGTGGCCTGCCAGCCGCAATATGTTCGGCTCCCTGGGGTGGGGTTACACTTTTGGCTACGGAGACGATGCGGACGATGGCTCAGGCAACGGGTGCGATGGCGGGACGAACTGCCAGAGCGCTTCTCCTTACGCCACGTCGTTCATCTACAACGATTACCTCGCATCTCCCGCGACTACGGTCTGCGAGTCGGGTGGCGCAACGGCGTCCTGTCCCGCGACGGCCCCGCCCAGCTTCTACCTCGCAGCCAAACCTGCGTGGTGGGGATCGCTGCCGTGGCCTGCGAATGGCCCTGACGTGACCGGCGGCACAGGCCCAGCAGGACATGCTTACGGCAATCCTGCCCAGCAGTGTTTCGTGAATGTCATGAAGGGCACGGATGGCGGGGTGGGGAGTCCGTACGCCTTCAATGAAAACACCTGCTATGGGAGTGCGGCGGCAGCAGCAAGGAAGCGGGCGAGGAAGAAGTGGAGCACGCCTACCAGTATTTTGGATGTAAGCATGAAATGTCCACTTTGCGGCTTCGTCTGCCGCGCCGGTGATGCGGAGCCGGATTGCGACGGTGACGGCTCGCTGGGCTGCCCGCAGCCGGACTGCGGCGGGGTTATGGAGATGATCTTGTGAAACTCGTGAAGGTGCGATTCAATTTTGGCAAGCTGAAGTGCAATCAACACGATCACGCAAAAGCCAGGGCCGCTAAATGGGATACCAGCATTCCCTTTGAGACGATACATGGCCCAGCCCTGAGAATGGTCGATCTACTGGAACCTATCCGCCAGAGGCAGGCCGCTAACCCCGAAGGCGGCAGAACGCGCGCTCTTTGGTACAAGCGGCTGTGGTTCTACTTTCCGAGCGGGGCCTGTTGGAATCTGGACATCGCTCTCGTGCGGAGCCTGTGAGGTTCAGATGACCTGGATCTTCTCCACCACGACAGGCGACCTGACTCAGAACGGAACCGTGATCGGCCACGGCTTCTCCGGATACGGGACAGGGCTGATGGACCCGGATTTGGAGATGGTGCAGGACGTGGGGCCGATCCCTCGCGGAAGCTGGACCATCGGCCCATTCTTCGATGACCCTGAGAAGGGGCCGCTGGTAGCCGATCTGACGCCTTCCCCCGATACCGATGTCTACGGCCGTTCAGGCTTCATGCTGCACGGAGACACAGCCGCCGATGTGGAGAACGGGACGCAACTCGCCAGCCACGGCTGCATCGTCCTGGCCCGCTCGATCCGCGAGCTGATCGCCGCCAGCGGAGACGCTGAACTCCAGGTGATCTGATGAGGGCCGAGTCTCCCTGAGCTTCCGCCGAAGTTGTACGTCGCGCACATAAATCACTTGACAGAGGCGAGAAGCGCGGGGTAAGCTGTGCCCAGAATTACAATCCACTACCCGGAGAGGCGCACAGGCAACGCGCAAACCCGGAAAGGAGCAATATGCCCACCACCGCAATTCCCGCCCCGCATAAAGCTGAAAAACAAAGAGTCAAGCTGAAGATGGCCGTACAGGGGCCATCGGGATCGGGCAAGACGTTCGGCGCGTTATCTCTCGCCCGCAATCTCTGGCCCACGGCAAAGATTTGCCTGATCGATTCGGAGAATGAATCGGCTTCCCTCTACGCCGATTCTTTCGACTTCGATACCATTCCCCTCGGACCACCCTTTGAAACCGACCGCTACCTGGAGTGCATCCAGATTGCGGTGGACGGGGGCTACGACGTTGTGATCCTCGATTCGATTACCCCGCAGTGGGATGGCGAAGGCGGCATCCTCCGGCGCAAGGAAGAGATGGACCGCCGCCCCGGCTCAAACGGGTACGCGAACTGGGCGAGTTTCACCCCGGAGCATGAGCGGTTTAAGCAGGCCCTTCAGCAATCGCCGATCCACCTGATTGCCACGATGCGGTCGAAGCAGGACTACATCCTGACCGCGAACGACAAGGGCAAACAGATTCCCAAAAAGGTGGGCATGGCTCCGATCCAGCGGGACCAGATGGACTATGAGTTCACGCTGGTCTTCGATGTAGAGATGGACCACAAGGGGAGCGCGTCGAAGGACCGCACGGGCTTATTCAACGAGAAGATCGTGGACCTCGCCAGCCCGAAGACGGCGAAGCTGCTGCGCGACTGGATCGATAAGGGGAAGGAGGCACCCGCGCCGGACCCTCCGCAGCCCACCGCCAACGGAGCGAGTGGGACGGTTACGACGAGCACAGATACGACTACATCGAAGACGATTGGCGACCCCCCTGGACCTTCTGACATAGAAACGGAGCGCGAGAAGTGGCTGGAGGTCTTCACCGCTGCTGAGCCGGAGCAACTGATGACCGACGTTGCGCCACGCCTGAAAGACAAGGTGGCCGAGTCGCTGATCCGGTGTGCCGACGCCAATCTGCTGGCGGTCATCTTTTACCTTCTGCCCAATGCAGAGGTGTTCTCCGGGTTCTTTTGCCCGCTCCAGAGAATCGCTGTGGAGATGGGGCGCAAGGACTTCGTGCAGGCGACGGCGGCGGAAGCGCGGCGACGCGAATACAGCGTGAACCGGCTGGAACACCGCTACGAGAAGTCCCATGCCTAAAGCCACACTCTACGACCTGAGCGCCGAAGGCCTCGCCATCTTCGACATGCTCGATGAGGCTCTCGGGGAATTGTCCCCGGAACTGGAAGCGCGGCTCGACAAACTGATGCTCGAAGGCCCGGAACGGCTCGAAGCAGCAGCGTGTGTGGTTCGCACCCTGGAGACCAACGCCGCGGCCTGCGAGATGGAAGCACAGCGGCTCCGGGACCGAGCCAAAGCCTTTGACGCCCAAGCCATTCGCCTGAAGGAGCGCATGACGCTGTGCCTCGATACGGCGTTTCATGGCAAGGTGAAGACGCCGCTGTTTACGATCTGGACCCAGAAGAGCGCGGACCGCACCATCGCCGATCTGGTACCCGGCGTGACGGCGGAGATTTTGCACAGGGAGCGCCCCGATCTGGTGCGGGTCAAGATGGAACTGGACCGCGAGAAGTGCGTGGCCGACTGGAAGGCGAAGAAGCCTCTGCCGGAACTGATCCTTTTCGAGGAGAAGACAGGCGAGCGCTACACGAGGATCAGGTGATGGCACATCATCGCTGCATGGAATGCGGAAAGCTGAACGCTTCGCGCTTTTGCGACGACGCCTGCTTCGAGTTGTGGTTCTACCGGACAGAACCGCAGCAGCCGGGACACTCGCTGATACCCAACTTCGACATGGGGCACCTCGACAGCACGCGGGGGAGGCCGGCAGAACTACCGGGGCGTCCGGGAGGACACCGGCGCGCTGGCAGGGCCTCAGAAGATCCGGAAGGGCTTCAGGGTCCAACATTAGACGTTTGAAGGAAGGGGTGAGGCTCTGGGACTGATCAACAGCCACGGCCTGAGACGGTGCCTTTGCGGTTATCCCCGGTGCCAGTGCCAGTGCCCCAATAAGCCATGGAAGATCAGCCCGGGCCGCCGCTACCGCTCGGATGAGTGGATGGACCGATACCGCGTGGAGAAGGACTGGCGCGAACTCTATGCGAAGCCAGATCGGACGCTGCGACTGACGGCGCCGCGCGCCGCAAAGAGAAAGAAGCGGCGCGGGGCGCTGGTGCTGAACCGCGCTTTTCATACCTCGGCGGGTCTGGAAGAAGCGTATCTGGCCGAACGTGAGGCCGAGGACCAGCGCAAAGGGCAGGCCGCTCTGGTATCGGCAATGGGCAGCGACGACGATTATCACGGAGAGTTCTGACAATGGCCTGTAACTTCCCGGCAACGGTGCTGCTCCAGATGCGGCGTGAGGCGGCAGAGCGAGCCAATGACGAAGCCGATCCCACGCCCCTGATGAACTTCGTGCTGGCAATCGATACTCTCAGGGCGGCGCACTTCGATGTGGACGGCTGCCGGTGCTGGGAAGAGGCGGTGAAACGCAATGCCTAAGCCGACGCAGTACTCCTGCGCTCAACACGAATTTGCCAGCGCGCATATCGGCAAGTTGGTCACGGTGCGCGGTATGTGGATGGGCGACTTCCTTGCCACGATGCTCGAAGCGCAGCTCACGCAATGCCGGGTGCGCTGCGAGAAGAAGCTGGACAGAAGCCGGGCTCTGAGGTTGCGGCTCGAAGTTGTGCTCCCTTACATGGACGTGCTGAAGCTGACTGAGCCGACTATTACAGAACGAGGGCACAAGTGATCCTCTGTGAGCAGATACTGAAAAGGCAGTTCATGGATACAGCCGTGACGGTGACGCTCACCGAAGACAACGGGTGGACGGTTGTGTTTGAGAATCTGACACTGACGGAAGCGACGGAGCTGGCGGAAGCGTGGAGGCGGAGACATGACCAGCGGAGCGATTGAAGGCGTTCGTGGCTACCATCGGGCTGTCCACCTATCCGAGATCCGCCAGCACATGGCGTACCGGGAGGCGGATTTCAGGCGGGATTGGGAGACGGCGGTGGCTCTGAGTAAACTGTTGGCGGTGCAGAAAACCGAAGCCTTCGAGCGGCTGCTGGACACGACGTTCATGAGGATCTTAGCGTTCCTGGCGAACAACCCGGAGACGCTGCCATGAAACACCCTCTGTCCTGGTGGGTTTATTGGGGATTTACGTACATAAGTCCCGTTTATTGCGACAAGCTACGCATAGGAGGCAACAATGGCTGACCGCGTTGAATACCAGTGCGGGCGCTGTGGCTCAAGCATTATGTTCGAGGATTGCCCGAACTGCGGCGGAGATGACGTCTCAGGCCACGAATGCGGAGAAGACTGCTGTTGCTGCCTCTATCCCGAAGAGAACGTGACCTGCGATATTTGCCACGGCGGCGGGTCTTTTCCGCTATGTTTATCGACCGCGGAATGGTGCGAGGCGCACCCGCTACCGGGCCGAGAGAAGACACCGCGCTCCACGCCAGAAGCCTTTAATGTGCGTACGAGGAGCGCCCCGTGACCCGTCCAACATTGGACCTTCCCTCTCCCGACTGGGCCTTTATCGGCAAACTGAACGACGCCCCGGCCGCCACGATGCTCGAAGCCTGTATCCGCGATCTGGACGGCATCGAGAAACAGGTCTTTGCCGTCCGGGGCCGTGCTCTGCTGATGATGGAGGAGCGCCAGCTATGGAAGCTGCTCACAGACCCTGCCACCAGGGCCCCCTGGCGATCGCTGGACGCCTGGCTGGCTTCTGCCGCCCCTCACTCCCGCAGCGACTGCTACGCGGCGCGCAGGGCCGTACGGGAGCTGCAGGACGTGCCCTTTGAGACGCTGACCCAGATGCCCCGCTGCAACGTGGAGCAGCTCAGGAAGGTGTCGAGCGGCGTCCGGGCGCGACCGGAGGTACAGGCGGCGGCGCGGGAACTCCCCGAGAAGGACTTCGTGGAGAAGCTCAACCGCGAGCACGGGCAGCACCTTGAGAGCCGGAAGCTGGTCCTGATGCCGCCGGCGGGCGAAGCGGAGGAGCTGGAACAGGCTCTCGAGATGGCTATGCTGGTCGAAGAATGCAGCACGCGCACCGAAGCGCTGCGCTGCCTGGCTATTTCCTATATTGCGGCGAACTCCCTGGCTTACGAAATCCTGAAGGGTGCGAGGAAAGCGTGACAGCGCTGGTCTACGACCTCTATGCAGGTTTAGGGGGCTGGGCGGAAGGCTTCCTCGCTGAGGGCTACGATTGCGTGGGCTTCGACATCGAGGCGCACGACTACGGGACCGGCGGCTATCCGGGCACGCTGATCCTGCGCGACGTGCGCAGCATCCACGGCTCGGAATTGAAGGACGCAACCTGCATCGTCGCCAGCCCGCCCTGTCAGGCTTATAGCTACCGCGCGATGCCGTGGAAGAAAGCCAAAGCGCTACCCCCTCCCGACAACACGCTGTTCAATGAGTGCTTTCGCATCCAGCGCGAGGCGAGCGAGGCGGCAGGACACTACATCCCGATGGTGGTAGAGAACGTGCGCGGCGCGCAGAAGTGGGTTGGACGAGCCAGCGCTCACTATGGCTCCTATTACCTCTGGGGCGATGTGGGGATGGTAGGGAAGCGGGTCATCGCAGGACCGCTTCGGCTTGGGGCGACCGTAGCTCCGCAGGACTTCACCCGCGTGGCAGGTCAACAGGTCACAAAGAACGGCGGCCGTGGCTCATGGTTCGCTATCGGCTCGCCAGGGCAGTCGACGCTGAGAGGCAATCCTGACGGGCGCAAAGTGCCAGAGTACTCAGATCCACGTCGCAACGGTGGCAAGGGCGTTCACCTGACTGCACCGCACGAAAATGCTGCCGGCCTAAAAGAGGGCGGCGACTGGTGGGATAAAGAGTGCCGCAAAACCGGCATGGCCCGTTTCGGCGCCAAATCGAACCAGCGCAAAGCAGCCTCAGCAATGATCGCCAAGATACCTTTCCCGCTGGCCCAGTATATTGCCCGCTCCTTCCGGGAGCCGCTGTGATCCGCCCCCGCCGCACCCTGAGAAGGGGTGAGCCTTCGAAGGCGGAGAAGGAGCAGGCCCGCATCGATTGCCGGAAGCGAGCTGGTGCCTGCTGCGAAATGCTGAAGATTACTGGCAGCGCGTCGCCGGAATGTCGCGGCCGGCGCGTCTTGCCCCTGCTCGGCAATCTTCTGGTGCGCGGGCATCTTCATCACCTGCTGCCCAAAGGTGTCTACGGCTGGCGAGAGTCGCAAGAGACGGGGCAGCGGCACATCTGGGTATGCCCCCCATGTCACCGCTACGTTCACAACGGAGGCAAGCCATGCCCACCAAAGTCCCGCGTCCCCTGAGTCCCGGCGAGGAGGAACTGGCGCTTCACCTTCGCGCTCACGGCATCGCGTTCGAGCGGGAAGTACACTTCGATCCGGACCGGCTCTCACGCTTTGATTTTGTGATCGCAGACACAGTGGCCATTGAAGTCGAAGGCGGCACATGGATCCAGGGACGCCACAACCGCGGCAGTTCGATCGCAGCTGACTTCCGCAAGTACAACCGCGCCGCCGTGCTCGGTTACCGCCTGCTGCGCTTTACCACAGACCAGGTGCGTTCCGGGGAAGCTCTTGATACCGTGCTGGCGCTGCTGGGTCACGGGAGTTCGGCGAACCACTGAGCGGTGTCTTCTCCCTGTAGCGTGCGAATTCGCTGTGACAGTTCCTCGAACTTCGCGCTGAACATCTCGCGCCGTCCTGGCATCCACGGCACCTCTCCGCTCATACGGGCGTACCACGCCGCAGTGAGGTCTCGCTCCTCTTTGAGTGCTATTCCCAGAAGCTCTTTCGTATTCATCAATTCCTCCCTAGTAGGGATTTTGAGCTGGGAAGGGTGTGGCTAACCCGGATCAGCGCACGGCTGCGGGTCTGGCGTCTACGCCCCATCTCCAGCACCTCTCCGCTTGCTAAAGGCGGTCGGGCGTCGGGTTGCCCTCGGTCTGTGTGACGCCTGAACCTCATCGGCTTGCGCCAGGAGACTATGGAAGCTCAGTCCTGGCGTTTAGGCGCTTGGTCAGAACTTCCCGGTCTCCGAGTCAGGTTCCACGGAGGATGGCTCTATCTCGGCTCCCGAGTCTTTCCGCCACGCTCCGCCGCCGGGTCTACCCAGCGCGCCCTGCTTCCTGCCGCCTGCCCTTTCGAGCAGGAATGCCGGGGCGCGCGAATAGCGAGAGGCCGTGACGAGCAGCGAATTTGTCAGGGGAATCTGCATTCTTGAAGCGACCAAGCCCTTCCCTTTTAGCATCAAACGCGGTAGAATGCAAATGCGGGGTGAGTGCCATTCAGTCCGCTTCTTGACGTCCAAGCAACGCTCGAAGCACCCCGCACGAGAAACCCGCAAAGAAGCCAGACTTCGAGTGCTGGCACAGAAGGGCGCTCCTAACCGAGCGCTCTTTCTGTTTGTGGTCCGAATTGCTCAGACACCCTGACCGCCAGCGCTAAAATGGGAACGAGGTACCTCTCGTGATTTCAGTTCTGATAACGATTCTCGTCATGTGCATCATCTTCGGGCTGATCTGGTGGGTGATCACGATGATCCCGCTGCCCGCGCCGTTCGCTCAGGTTGCCCGCGTGGTGATCGCGGTGATCTTTATTATCTGGATGATCTATCTGCTCCTGCCGCTGGCCGGGGGAGGCTTCGGGCACCCGTATCTGCGCTGAGGCTTTCGTCCAATGTTGGACGTGGGCTACCGTCCTATCCATGCGCTGACAGCTTCCCAGATTACAGCCCCGACAAAGATCACCACAGCCCAGGGCAGGACAACGGCCAGCAGGCGCACCAGAATCAGGTCCAGAGCGCGGAGGAAGCGGCGCCACGGGCGGTGAGCACTGCCGGGAGGGTAGGCGTTGCGTACAGAGGCCATCAGGAACCTCCCCTCCTAGAAGAAATCCGGCTTGGCGATGCTGCGAGTCAAGGCCATAAGCCCTTCCTGCAGATGAGTCTTACCGATGGCAAGCCAGCGCGGATCGGGGACGGTATCTCCGACTTCCACATTCGCCCTTTGGAGGTTGTCGATGAACTCGCCAATCTTTGCACCGAATCCCTTGATCTCGTTCATCAGTGCGATCTCGACTTCGTTAAGTTCGCGGTAGCCTTTAATTTTGCGGTGTTGGTTTTCCATTGCGATCTCCTTTCAGATTGTTTCGTCAGGAACCGCCCTTGCGAGTCTGCGTGTCGGCGATGACCTTGCGCAGGGCGTCGATCAAATCCCCGAAACGTGGGCAATCAGGCTGGTGGTGATCTTCGCAGTTAGCCGAGCAATCGCTACAATGGGCCGGTTCACGCTGGACGTGAAGCAGTGCGCCGCAAATGTGGCAATTCTCAAGTGCATCCAGCAGCGCCTGCCCCGCTGTAGCGAGGGAGACGATCACGGCGTCCTTCTGCTTCACGCGCAGGGCGTCCGCAGCGCCGGCAGTCGCGCCTCTTTCAGCACGCCTTCCTGAATCAGGTGCCGCCACACGGTCATACATCTTTATTCTCCTATTTCTGCGAGTGCCGCATCAACGGCGTCCAGCGCGGCCTCCACGCGGTCAATCTCTGCACGTTCCTCTGGGCGGAGTTCTGAATAGTCGTAGAGCTCACCTTGTTTGCAGGGGGGGCAAACCGAACTGCACAGCGTTTGGTACTGGTAGTCCAGCTCAGATTGCGCCAAATGCAACGCCTTGCGTAGTGTTTCGTTGGCCACACTCAGGGCGTCCTTCTGCTGCACCAGGAGCGCCAGCTCGTCGCGGTCGTGGGCCTCTTCGTTCACCATGCTCTGCTCGTTCGCCGTCGCGCCCTGGAGTTGCTGTTTCAGGCTCTCTACCTGGCGGGTGAGTTCGGCCACGCGGGATTCAGATTGAAGACGGGCTGCGCATTCGCGGACGGCGATAGCCACAGCAGCATCGCTCCAGAATCCACGGCCGAGACCATATGCTTCGACAATGCCCGTGAGGACGCTCACAAGGTAGCCAGCTTCGGCGGCGATCAGCGAAATGGCTTCCTGTTCCCAGTTCCGTTCCGGCAGCGTCTCAGGTTTCTGGTCGGTCATCACCACGCTCCATTCTTCGGTGGGTAGACCCATGTCGCCGCATACTCAGCCGACATCCAATGTTGGACGTTCTGGCACGCGAGGCACGGGTCGGTTGGGTAGCTGCGGTTCGCTTCGTGGTCGTAGTGGTCCTTGGCCAGCCCACAGGCGCGGCAGATACAGGCGAAGCATACTTCGCCGGGTTCCAGGGGCCGCTCACAGAGCTGGCAGGAGCGGTCGATAGGGGCACCGGGGTTGGGTAGGGCAAGCCTAGACGCGACGTGATCGATGAGCGAGACCTGTTCGTCGGCGGTCATCATCACTGCTCCTTTCCCACAACCCACTTGAGCAGCCGGGGCCGCAGGGCAAGGCGTACATGCTCCGGTGTCGATCGATTCCCGTCCAGGGTCTCCTGGGCCACGACAAAGAAGCGCTGCAATTCCGAGGCGGGCAGGGCATCGATCTGCTTTTCGGTGAAGCCGAGCGCGTAGCCAAGGTTATAGGCTTTCGAGGTGAAGTCCATGAGGGACAGGACATCGAGGGCTGCGAGATCGAGCGGCACGCCGCGCCAGACAATGGGAACAGTCGCAGGATTCATGTTTCGGAGTATGGCTCCGGGGAGCTACGACTGTCAAGTAATTTATGTGCGCGGCTGCTGCTTTTGTGGGATAATGCGGGCATGGAGAAAAGCACCATGACCAAACCCCGCTACTACACAGACGAGCAGGCGCGGGTCATGCTGCGCAAGCGATGCGGCTCGCAGACAGCGCTGGCGAAGCATCTCCGCGTGACGCGGCAGAACGTTTCGGCCATGCTGAACGGGGCGCCGCTGCACGGGAAGGTTCTGGAGTGGCTGGGCTTTCGGCGGGTCAAGGGGCTGTTGGAGAGGATACCGTGAGGTGAGGCGTCTGTTTGGCCGGAGTGAACGGTAATATGCTACCCTTAACCCCGTGATCGACTGGACGCCAGAACTCGAAGAGTCAATCTGTACCAGGCTGATCGAAGGCAAATCTCTCCGCTCCATCGCGGGCAAAGACGGAATCCCAGCCGAGTCTACGGTTTACCTGCATATCATTCAATCCACAGCCTTTTCGGAGAAATACGCACGCGCGCGGGAAGCGCAGATGGAAGCGATGGCGGCGGATATCATTGAGATCGCCGATGATAGCTCCGGCGACATCGAATTGGATGGCGAAGGGAAGCCGCGGCAGAACGCTGAGTTTATGAATCGATCACGCCTTCGCGTGGACACGCGCAAGTGGCTGATGTCTAAGCTGGCGCCGAAGAAATATGGGGATAAGCAGCAGGTGGCTTTGACGGATCCCGAGGGCGGCCCGTTGCGCATCATGAGCACAGTACCGCGCCCGCCTAAGCAGTGAGTGTGCTACACTCGCGGCATGAGTCAAGTTGAACGCCCATGTTGGCATTGCGATGCATGCGGTTTTGAGTGGATGCAGGGGCCGACGACTCCCCAGCAATGCGCATCAGCGAAGTGTCGCAGTCGAAAGTGGAACCAATCTTTTGTCGAGCAGGCCATCGAACGCGGGCGGAAGATTGGGGCTACGGCCGTCTCGATCAATGGGGCTGAATTCCCGATTTCACATCATCCTTCCTGCGGGTGCTATCTTTGCAAACCGCCGAAGGGGAGACTGGAGGAGACGCATGGGGGAAGTGAAGGAAAAGCAGGGCCAGCAGGTGCAGAAGAAGAACCGGCACGTAGCTGAGCGGTGATATTCTTCTCCCGGAGGGCTGATCTATGGCCAGCACGTTAGGATTCGCGGTAACCATCGCAGCGACGGGGGTTCCGCAGCAGATCAGCACGGAGGCAGCCTACGCCGCCTACGTGACGGTGCAGAATAACAGCCTGAACTCCATCGCGGTTGGCAAGAATCCGGCCGTGGCGGTGGGCTCGAACGGGATCCAGATAGCGCCGGCGAACTCCTACACCTTCCCACCGCTGGTGACACGCGGGCATCTGCTGAACTCGATCTGGGTAGTGGGAACCGCAGGCGATGTGGTTTGGGTGGATGGGGAACGGTACTAAGCATGGAGCGCCCGTCGCCACTGGGTTCGCGCGAGAGCGCGATACTGGAGGCTATGCAGATGCACGAGCTGGACCGAGTTGCGGCGGAAACGTTCGTCGACCGATTGCTGGCGGCCTTCGAGAAAGAGAAGCTCGAGGGAGCCGGAAAGCCGCCGCGCGGTCTGTGGCGCCGTCCCAGCCTATTTAGAGAAGCTATCGAACTCGGCACGGCAGAACCTGTTCCGACCTACGGTCTGACGAAAGATGGCACGCGTTATATCCTCTCGCGAAGAGCAAGATGCGAGAACTGCAGCCGCTGGCTCATTGATGGAATCGACGATGCAAAATCGCGGTCTGAATATTACCTTACCGGCTGGTGTGTGCAGTGTCTGGCATCTCATCCATCGAAGGTGAGGGAAGTGCTCAAAGAGCAGGCTGAAGACACGGCATGGCTTGAACAGAATGCCTTGAAGCGGGCCCTGACACAGCAAGCGGAATCTCGCCTCCCCCGGCCGTGGTGGAAGCATGCGGTCAATTGGATCCGAATTAAACTGGCATAAATACTTGGGTGCGTCACCGTGAGTTGAGGGCTGGGAGCGATACTGAATGAGGAGAACGAAATGGACGCTGTTGAAAAGCAGGTAGAGCCTCTGCCTGTTGTTGAAATTCGACGAAACCAAGCAATAGGCATGCTCATTGTCAGCGTAGTCTGGGCTGCGACTGTATTAGTCGTTATTGCCCTTGCCACTCGATGACTGAGGGCTGGGAGCGATTCGCCGCCGACCAGCGCGAGGCTGTTGGCCGCGATGTTCGCGCCGAACTGCTGCGCCGAAGGGCGAAGTTCTTTGACGATGTGAGGCGGGCTGCGAAGGATCTCAGCGCCGGTCGCCAGCAAACGATAGTGCCTGACCTCGGCGACCTCTACACCCCCTACAACTTCCAGGCCGAGTTTCACAAATCGAAGAAGATGTATGGCTTCCTCGGCGGCTCGGCTGGACCAGGGAAGACGCTGGCGATTCTGATGGAGCAGTTCACCGCCTGCCAGGAATTCAACATCGACGATGGGCCGAGTGTCCATACGGTCACGTGGCGGCGCACCTTCCCAATGCTGGATGCCACGGTGATTACCCGCTTTCGGGAGACGTTTCCGAAGGAGCTGTACAAGCAGTTCAACTCCACCAAGAACTTCGTCACATGGAAGAATGGGTCTACAACCCACTTCGGATCCATGCAGTATGAGCACGATGTGTGGAGCTGGCAGGGGCAGTGGTTTCACCAGGCCTACGACGAACTGCCGGAGTTCACCTTTAAACAGTGGATGGGGACATCGGCGTGGAACCGGTGCCCAGTGAGCGACCAGTGCCGAAAGTATGGCGCTGGCAACCCTATCGGGATTGGGGCAATCTTCGTCGAGGATTTGTTCGTCAAAGGTGTCCCATGTAACGGGATGGATGAGGCACAGATAGCCGCGTATGACCCGGAAGACTACGGCTACTTCCCAGCAACCTACCTCGATAACCCAATCTATGCCAATGATCCGGTGTTCCTGAAGAACCTCGATGCCTATCCGGCGGACGTGCGTGATGCGCTGAAGAAGGGAATCTGGGGCGCGGCTGGCGGCTACTTCCGCGGCGTGTGGGATGAGAATGAGCACATTTTCGCGGATGGGACGATTGAGCTGCCAGTGTGGTGGAAGCGCTGGATCAGCGGCAACTGGGGATACTCAGACCCGGCGAGCTATTACAAGCACGCGATGGGCGATCATGGTGAAGTCTACACTTACGATGAGCTGTATACAGACCATGAGAACCCCGAACACCTGGCAGAAAGTATCGCGGAATGGGCGCTGGAGAACGGCGAGATGCCGCGGTTTGTCAACTTCACTCATTCCTTCGACGCGAACGCCACGAAGCGGACAGCGACCATGGGTGAGGATGCGCGCTCGGTGAATGAGCGGATGCGTCCGATTCTGCAGCGGGCCGGGATCCCGTTCCCGCAGGCCAGCACGCGCGATAAACTGGGCCGGGACACGCTGATGCGGGAACTGCTGGCCAAGCGGATCAAAACCGGAGAAGACGCGAGCGGCCATGAGATCGAGCTACCGGGGTGGATGATCTCATCGAGATGCACACAGCTCCGTCGTCTTATCCCCGTCGTCAAGGCGGATGAAAAAAGAGTTGAGGTAATCGAAAGTCCGGGTGCCGGTGCAGACTCCCCGCTGCAGGGCGCCGGGTACGGGCTGTATGCGATTTTCGGCAGACCGGCGGGCAAACCTCTTGAAATTCAGGCGCAGGAGTATTATCGGGGCTTGAGCCCCCGCGCGGACATGACGGCAAAGAGTATCCTGATGAAGAAGTGGCGGCACGAGCACACGCAAAGGAGGGCCAGCCCATGGGCCACCCGCCAATAGTAGCGGTAGTCTGCTTCCTGTTGTGCCCGGCCATCGTTCTGGCTGGCGCACTCGTCTCGTCGGCGCGCCGGGAATCGGTGTGGCGCGAGGCGTACGAACAGAAGACAAATGATCTTCTGGAAGCCACGGAAATGGTCCAGCTTGCGGACAAGGAAATCGCCTTGAGGGACGCCGATATTGCCACCCGTGAAGCCGAAATCCTGCGTCTGCGCAAAAATGCTTTGACGTCACCGGCAGAAAAGGTGGACAATTCCGTTGTCAAGGCAAAATCCACGGCGGATGTGCGTCGCCTCACCGAAGCAGCTTTCGGGCTGGAACTGCGAGAAGCCCTGAATCACCAAGGAGAAGAAGCGCATGATAGCTAACGATGGAACGAAAGGCATTGGCGGGGTGGCAGTTTCCCGACCGGCCAGTATCCGGCCGCCGGGAAACCTCCTCAGCGTTCCGGCGCACGTCCCCGGACCTGCCGCGCAACCGCCAGCCCCGCCGCCGCCGACCGCAGCGCAGACCTTCGCGCAGTTACTGCAGGACGAATTGCTCCTGTCGCGCGATCCTCATGTCGCCTCGCGCTTCGTGGAGCTGCTGGATCAGCATTTCGACGTGAAGCTCGCCGCCCCCGCCGGAGAATGGACACCCGCGCTACCTCCGGGGCACGGGCCGAGTACGCTTCGTGGCGTGCGCGTCGCTGGAGGATGGAAACCCGATCCCCCGAGACGAGCCGAATCCAAGCCGACCTTACACACTGGCGCCGAAACCTGGACGCCCGCAGTACCGAAAGTGCGTTAAATGGCGGAGAGGGAGATTGACCGGCATTTCGAGCGCAAAGTACTGCGACTGCTCCATGAAATTCTCTGCGAAATCAGAGGTGAGCAGCCGCCCGCAGTTTTCACGGTCCAAATCGCTTCAATACAGGAGAATGCTATGTCCACGACCCCAATCATCGTTCAGGGCACCCCAGCCAGCTTCCTTGCTTCGCTTCTGGAAAATGGCTCACCCTACGTTGCGCCGGCAGGTTCGACGTACGTCCCGTCCTACACCTGGAGCGCATCCGATCCGGGCTTGCTTCTGACGCCATCTTCCGACACCACCAGCGTCTCAATCACCGATCCCACCAGCGATACGGCAACCACCGCGACTCTGGGGGTTTCGACTGTCGCGCCAGACGGCAGCACCGCTACCGGCACCCTGGTTGTGACTCTGCAGCCAGGAGTGGCAAATGTGTTCTCCGTCAACATCGCTCCGAGTGCTGCTCAGAGTCCCGCAGCCGGTGCCTCGTTCCGCACGACTCCGGCCTCGATGGCGAAATACAGGTAAACTATCGCTTGCAGCCGGGGCGGCGCGACGCCGCTCCGGGGTGAGGTAAGGAAAGGCGATCATGGCACGCGATGGTTTCGACGGCCTCGGCAAGATGCGCAAGGGCGAAAAGCCCGCGTACACGCCCAAGCCGATGGGCGAGAAGAAGCCGGCCATGGCAGGCGGCGGCGAAGGCGGGGGCGAGAAGCAGCACACCGTCACCGAACATGCCGATGGGCACTTCACCAGCCAGATGCACGGCGGAGAGCCGATGGAGCACCCCAACCACCTTCACCTGATGGCGCACATGGGCCACCACATCACCGGCGGCGATAAGCATCACGTTGTCCACCACGACGGCATGGAAGCGCACTCGCATTCAGTCGATGAGTCCGGCGAGCACATGGACCATGAAGGCAACTCCGCCGACGACGCGAAGATGGCGCTGGACAAGTTCCTCGGCGAAGAGGCACAGGAGCCCGCGCACCAGGATGGCGGAGGGCAGGACAATTCAGAGCCGGAATACGGCGGACTGTAAGGAGCGACATGAAGAAAGCACTTTTGCTCATCGGCGCGCTGGTTCTGGGGCTCTCAGCTCCGGCGCAGGTTGTTTCGACGTTTTCCGGCCAGGCCAACGCGCTCAATTTCAATTACGGTGGAACGGGTTCTAACGGCGCCGCGCTGCAAGTAGGCGGAGGCGGCGGCGCGGCTGGAACGTCTTATTCGATCACGCTCAATTACGGCTTCACCAGCACCGGGCCGAGCGGCATAAAATTCAATCCGTTCGGCAACAGCGCAGCGCTGCCGACGATTGCCATCGGCTCGGGCGCGAGCTATGAAGTGGCGACCCTGACTTCCGTATCGTGCTCGACGCCAACCATCTATCAAAGCTGCCAGTTGACGGCTTCGTTCACCAACGCGCACGGCGCGGGCGATGTGGTACGTTCCGGCGACGCCGGCCTTCAGGAAGCGCTCAATTATGAGAGCGGTAAAGGCGGTGGGGTTGTACTCGTCGACAGCGGCTGGCAACGCGCCGGTGGCACAAACGCGATGATTGCCGCCGCTGTTGTGGTGCCGCAGACCTATGTCGAAGACACTCGCGGCCAGGGACAGCCTTACTGGACTCCTCAAGCGGCCAGCGTAACGCTGTTGAGCGCGCCGGCGGCGCTGGTAGCGGCGAATATCACCCAACCGGCTTCTTGTCCTACGGGCGCAACCTGCGGCTGGACGGCCGCAGAGCCTTATTTCACCATCGCCTATGTGGATATTCTGGGCAACCTGACGGTGGTGCCGACACCTTACCAGGTGCTCGCCAACCTGACCGCTTCCGTTCCGGTCACCATCGCGTCGCCCGCGGCCGCGACTGGCGCGGTGGGCTGGGTCGCGTTCTCTGGCGCCAGCGCGACCGCTCTGGACCTTTTGCCCGTCACCACGGCGACTGGACTGCCGATATCGAGCACGGCGGCCGGCGCTGGTGCTGGTTGCACGCTGACCACCGCGGAGACGATTTTCCCAGCCTGCGCCATCGGGTCCAGTGCAACTTTCAACGCCATCTATGTCAACACGAATATGCTGGCTCCGCTGAGCACCATTGGCGCGGGGACGAATGAGCCGCTGTTCCAGGCGCATGCCACCTTTGCTTATCAGCCGAGCGCGTTGCCATGGCACGGATTCCAGACGGATTTCACCGCTTTCCCGGCCAACGCAACGACCCAGGCGGAAGGCGTTGCCACCATCGGAACGATGAATCTGCCGATCGGCTACCTGAATACTATCGGGCGCACGATCCGCGTGAGCGGCAAATTCACGTCGACAGTAACCACGGCTTCCACCGAATCGGTCGCTTTATCCCTGGGTGGGATTCTCGGCTACAGCAGCAATGCTCCAAAGGCTCTTTGCACGATCACCAGCATTGCTACGCCGACTGGAACCACGGCTACCGGGACGTTTTCCTGTACTCTGACCACCAATGCGGTGGGAACCACGGCGGTGGGCTCAGTCATGCCTGACGGGTTCGGGGTGCTGAACGTGGCGGCTCTGGCAGGAACGGTCCAGGCGGATACGGCAACGGCGGCAGTGACCTCCGTGGGGCTGTTCTCCGGCAACCAGATCTTCGTCGGGCTGACCAACACGGCAACGGCATCGAGCACGGCAACGCTGCTCGATCTGCATATCGAGACGCTGCAGTAAATGCCGTACGATCAGGTTCTCCCAAAGTTCCGCTCGGGGAAACTCTACTCGGGCGGAACTGGGAAGAAGGTCACCAACCCGAAGCAGGCTGTGGCGATCATGTACTCGGAACAGGGCGAGGCGAAGAAGAAGCCGGAGTACCGGGCGAAAGGCAAGCTCTATGGCAAAGCTGTACGCGGCTGACCGGAAGCGGATGCCGAAAAGCTCCTTCGCTGGGCCGGGACGTTCCTTCCCAATCAGCGATCCCACACACGCGCGTCTCGCCATCTCCGGGGCCACGAGAAGCGAGCATGCAGGCAACATCTCGGCATCTGAGGCCGACAGGATCAAGGCGAAGGCGCGGGGCAAGCTGTGGAAAGGCAAGTGAAGTGCCGCATCTACAAGGTTTACGAGACGTGGTATCTCTTTGTTCCACGCAAGAATCCTGAGAAATGGGCTATCGGCAGAGTGTTTGAGTGCCATTCCTTTCAAGCTGCCATCACAATGCTGGAGATCATCCGGTGACCGGCGAAGAGAAGCTGGCCTTTGTCCAGAAGCAGTTTGATGAGATATGGGCTTCCGGCGAGCCGCGAGTGATCGAATGCCCCTACTGCCTGAAGTTCGTTCAGCCCGGAGAGATCGTGTGCTGTGAGACGATGGCTCGTGCCGCAGCGGCGCTGATCGAGCGCGCAAAGCTGGTAGAGACAGGCCTGAACCTGTTCCAGAGCCGTGAATTTCGGCGGAGGCTGATGAACTGATGGCCACCGCTCCCTTTCTTAGTGAGGACGAGCAGGAGACTGGCGACGAGGAATCGCCGGATGGCGTGTCCCAGCGCGACGATCCGCCCACTTACGGAGAAAAGAACCGCGATCTGCCAAAAGACCTGAAGGACAAGCTCGAAGCCCTGGTTAAGAAGCTGCAGGATCAGGAGATGTACGACCGGCGCGTGGAAGTGCTGCTGGACCGCATCCTGCGCTTCTACTACGACGGGATTCAGCACGTTTACCCCAACTGGGCGACCGGCGTGTATCAGGTGGGGCAATCGGGCGGCTTCGTCGATATCGGCAACGGCCAGAATGTGCAGTGCCCCATGTTTATGGGCGCGTACAACATCTTCCGGCGCGACTGGCGCTCGATGGATGCGGTTCTCACGCAGAACCCTCCCGGCATCGGGTTTGCTCCCGACGATCAAAGCTCGGAGTCGATTGAGGCGGCGGAAACCGCAGAGGGTTTCTGGAAACTGTTCGACCAGGCGGAAAAAGGTGGCCAGGTCAAGCGCATCCAGAAGCGCATCTCGTATCTGTTCGGCATGAGCGGACGGGTGGTTACCTGGACGCGGACAGTGAAGAGCCGGTCACGATTCGGTGTCAACGACGAAGGAGAGGCGCGGTCAATGGAAACCGCCGACGTCTACGGAACGATGGAGTCGAAGCTGCCCATCGTCTGCCCATCGTCCAAAGAGGCCGTTTACTTCTTTCTGTTCAACGACAAAAACGCGCTCCAGCTCAAGGGCGAGAATGAATGGATTCGGGATAAGATCACGCCCGGAGAGCCGTCGATTGGGGAGTCGGACTGGAACCGTTTCGCGCGTATCGGCGTGAAGCAGGCGAAGAAGGGTTTCTTCCTCACCGGGCTGGCGCTGAATTACCTGACGACGGAACTGAACGGGTTTCTGCGCCCGGAAGTCTTTCAGGACAAGCTATTCGACGATCCGTACGCTGGTGGGGACGACGGAACCCTCGTCGCCACCCGGGGCGAGAACGAGGCTGGCAAGCCCTTCACCTACCGAGACGCCTTCCTTCAGCTCTATCCCGATGGTTGCCATGTGAAGTGGGTGGGAAAGACGTACGCGGAGAGCTGGAACGAGTGCCCCGACGATGCGATTGACGTGGCATTCCCGATGGAGCGGGACGGGATGACCGGCGGCGCGCTGATGGAGCCGGACAAGGTGATTCAGGACGCATTCAACGACTACATGAATGCCAAGCGCGAGAACTACGAGACGGGGTGGAGCGTTACCTACTTCCGCGGCTCGGACGAAGACTATCAGGCCATCTCGAACCAGCGCAGCCGGCCGAACGACTACATTCTCCTGAAGGAAGGACCGCCGGATCAGGAAATCGGGAAACAGGTCATCTACCGGGAAGCGCCGACAGCGCCTCCCGAAGGGTTCGACGAGGCGATTCAGGAACTCAACAGCATGTCCCACGACATCACCGGAGCCCTGCCGGCGCTGCAGGGGGATTCCAAGGCGAGCCAGACCGCTTCCGGGCAGGCGATGGACCGTTCGCAGGCCATGGGGATGCTGGGACCGGCATGGGCATCGCTCCAGATCATGTTCTCGGGTATCGCGGAGAAGGCCGCGCGGCTGGCGTCGAAGAATCCGGACCACGGGACGGAAATTGCTGTGGTCGGCTCCGATGGAGCCAAGGTGACGGTGAAGCTGGAGCGCCTGCGGAAAGGCAAGTTCCATTCGCATGTATCGGATTCGAGCTTCCCGGAGACAACGGCGGCGAAGCGGGCGAATCTGGCTGATTTGCTGAAGATGGCGGCTGGCTCACCGGTGGGGCAGGCAATCTTTGAATCTCCCGATAACTGGGAAGAGTTCATCGAACTCAATGGCAATCCGGACCTCGTGCTGATCCCGGCGATCGCCTACAAAAAACAGACCAGGGAGCTGGAGGAGCTGCTGCAGTCGGCGCCGATCATTCCCACGCCGGCAGACATTGCCGCGGCCGCGACGGCGCACGCGCAGCAGCAGATACAGGCAGAGCAGAACGCTGCCGCGCAGGGCCTCCCGGCTCCGGTACCTGCGCCGTTCCAGCCGCCTCAACCACAACCGTCGCTGATGCCCGAAGCGGACGATTACCACCAGTGGGAGTCGGCAAAATGCCAGGAGTATCTGTCGAGCGAGGACTGCTGGTTGCGGATGAACGTGGCGCAGCTCGACGGCGCTGGGCCCACGAATCCAGAGGAGGGGGCCGCAGCGCGGACCGAAGCGCTTCAAAAGGCGACGCTGGGGATCCAGAACGTGCGGCTGCACAAGGCGGTGCACGATCAGTTCATGGCGCAGCAGGCCGCGGCGAAGGCGCAGATGGCGCAAGCGATGAAGCCCCCCAGCGAGTCGATCAACTTCAAGGATGAGAGCCCCGCCGACAAGGCTCAGATGAATGCGCAGGCGGGGATCAAGGAAGCCGCGCCCGAGGCGCAGGGCGCGGTCCAGAAGAACGCGGCAAGTCCGGGGACGAGAGGAACGGCGACAGTTTAGGAGATAAACGATGGCAGATGAATTGGAACTGAGCGGAACTGAGACGGAACTGGATCTCGGCGAGACCACTGAAGCGGAGGTCGAAGCGGGTGATGCGGGTGATGCGGGTCAAGCCGCACCTGCGGGTGATGCGGGTGATGCGGGTCAAGCCGCACGCTCGACCGGCGACGACTGGAAGACGCTCAAAGAGGTGCTGAAGGACCACCCGGATCTCCACAAGCGGGTGAAAGGCGCTCTTCATGCCGCCGCGAACCTTGAAAAGCGCTTCCCGGACGGTGTTGCGGCGGTCGAGAATCGGCTGAAACTGCTCTCGCAGCTGGACGACAATCCCGATGACCCGGATTATGTGGCAGGATCCACGCCGATTGAGGACGTGATCTCGAACACGATTGCCGAGCGAGGCTTCTGGCGGTCATTCGACACCGCTTTCCAGGCTGGCGACCCGGCGATCGTGAATCAGATGGTCGAAGCGAACGGGGAAGCCTTCCAAAAGCTGATCCCGCTGGCTATGGACCGCTTCTCGGAGATGAATCCGGACGGGTTTTCCTCCTACGTGTGCCGCTCGGTCGCTCCGTTCCTCGAAGCGCAGCAGATTCCCCTCCACCTGGCGCTGCTGGCGCGCGTTTTGCCCGAAAAGTCCGACGATCCCGGCCTCCAGACGGTGATTGAGGCGGTGAAGGCTATCCGGGGGACCGTCGAGCAGATTCAAAGCACCGCTAAGAAGCCGATTGAGCCGGCGAAAGGCTCAGCCGCGGCGAAAACCGAGGAAAGTGGGCAGCAATCGCTCGAAAGCCGGGAACTGGCCGTGACGCACGACGAATGGCTTCGCGAAGTGCGCCCGCGCAGTGAAAAAGCGATGGTCGACGAGGTTCAGCGTGCCTATCCGGGCAAGCGGTTCACTCCGCAGGAGGTCTCCCTGATTCGGAAGGCTCTGACGGAAGAAGTGAACGCCCGCACGCGCATCAACAGCGGTTACCAGACCAGGATTCGCGGCTTCCTGAAGGCAAAGAACCGTGCGGCGTACCTGATGACCGCTGAGGGCGAGCACAAGAAGATCATCCGGGATGCGGTGAAGCGGGCGGTAGATCCGGTGCTGGCGAAGCGTGTCAAGGGCAAAACTAACGCACAACAGCAGCCGGGGAACCAGCAGAGGCAACAGGAAGCGGCCCAAACAGCCACGAACGGGAATTTCCGGCGGATTGCGAAGTCGCCCTCGCAGCTTGGGCTTGCGGTGGACTGGAGCCGCACGGATAACGAGATGTACGCGAAGGAAACGGCGTACATCAAGGGCGAGAAACAGGCGGTGAAGTGGGGAAAGGCTTGACAGAGGGTGATATAGTGTTTTCAGCCAAATCCATTACGCTTCCCGGTTCCGTCTAGAACCGGCCTCGCCATCAGGCGTCGAATAAATCAGGATGTGGCTGATGCAACGCATACGCGAACGGCTCGCAACCAACCCGGTGCGGGATGCTCACAGAGCATTGAAACGGGACGCTGTAGCGATCAACTCACTACGAGAGGATTGTTATGGCCATCGCGGATGCCGCACAGGCTCTTGCCTCTGAGCAGGAGTACGTCAGGCCCGAACTTGAGAATTATGTCCTGTCTCAGTCGGTTCTCCTGAAGGAAATCCAGAAATCCAAAATCAAAGCAGTTTCCGACCGTCCCTCGCGCGTTCCGACGATGCCTTCGCTGGGCGGCAAGCCCCGTGTCGGCAACATGAACGGCGTGGACATGGGCATCGGCTCCGGGCCGACGCAGGTTCCCGGCCAGATCACCCCGGTCTGCTACATTCACGCCTTCAGCTACACCAAACAGGCGGAGTATGCGACAGACACGGACGAGAAGGCCATCGAGAACTTCGCCACCCTCACCCGGACACTCGCCCCTGAGCGGTTCGCCGACTTCCTCGAAACGGTTCTCCAGGGCAACGGCTCGAACCAGATCGACACCATCCAGAGCCTCGTGACCAACGGCGGGAACATCGTCGGGATTGGCGTCACCAGCGCGAACCTCTTCCTCGACGACGAAGATATCGATGTGTGGACCGGCGTTGGCGGCTCTTATGTCGCCACCTTCACCGTCCAGGACAGCGACATCTCGACGAACGTGGTCTACCTTCTCACCCCGGTTCCCACCGGGACATTCACGGTCGGCCAGGGGCTCTTTGTCAACGGAGCGTCGGGGCAGGCCAATACCGGCCTTCTGGGGCTGCGCAATTACCAGGTCGCCACCGACACCGGCAACTGGCTCACGGTGCAGCGTTCGGCATGGCCTGGCAAGTACATTGCCCAGAACGTGCCGGTGAACGGCGCCCTGACTCCGCAGATCGTCCGTGCGCTCCACTCGCAGATTCAGCTCGCCATGGGCAAAAAGAAAGCCGATGCCGATGAGCTGGTGGCGCACTGCACCGTCAACGAACAGAACGCCTGGGAGCAGAATGCGCTTCTGGTGCAGTCCATCAACATGAACGACCTGAAGGGCTCGGAAAGCGAGGACATGCTGAAACGCGAGGCATCGTCCACGATTTCCGGCCGGCGGTTCCTCATCAACGAGCGCGCGGTTCCAGGGTACATCGACTTCCTCGCTCTCAAGAATGCTTCGATGGTCGAAACCAAGTCCATCGACTTCTACGATGTGGGCGGCCAGACACTCTTTGGTCTGGTCGGGGAGTCGGGCGGCCAGGCTTCCGGGCTGGTCTTTTACATGGTCGCCGAGCTCAACCTCATCTGGGTACAAACGAGGATGAACGGGTTCCTGAACGGCATCAGCATCCTGCCCTACCTCTACGGAACTACGTAGATGGAGAGCGTTATCCAGAGCTGCGGAGAGGTGCCGAAGCCGCGCATGTGGCCGATGTGCTCTATGCGTGTCTACGGCACCATTCCGGGGCGAGAGGAGCCGCTGTTTCGCATCGTGTACGCGCCTTCTGTCCATTATCTGGTCGGCGGCGAGTTCACTAACGACAGCGGCGGAGTCGAGTTCACTGGTTACCTGCCGCGCCCGCGGTACGACTACATCGGGGACAAATGGATCCTCGAAAAGTGGGTATCGGCAAAGGATTTCACCGGGCAAACGGAGATGGAGTACCGGGCGCAGTGGGAAGACCCGCGAACGCATCTCTCGCTCACCGGTCCGTATCCGCGCGATGGCGAGTATCAGTGGGTGTGGACATTCCAGAATTCGGAGCAGATCAATGCTGCGGGCATCGTCGCGTCGCTGGTGAACAAGGCGAAGTACAACTCGAAATCGGCGAACGCGCAGGCGATTCGAGAGATTCAGGATAAGGCGAAGAAGGACCGCTTCCGGAAGAACTTCGACAAGATGAAAGACTCAACCCGCGCATTCGGGATTCGCGCCGCCAATCTGGGCGGCAGGGTGAAGGCGCAGAAGTCGCGCCCGGAGCTGATGGACGCCAGCAAGCTGGGATTCCCCGCACGGGGAGGAACGATCAAACCGAGCGCCGGTGAGTTGACCGTCGCCGGATTCTGAAGGGGGATTTATGCCGGAAACAGTGAGTTATCAGGGCCGCGCGGTTGTGTCGCAGGCGGTCGCCGAGCGGAGCATTGCCGCGAAGCGCCAGGTGGGCAAAAACCGCGTGCTGCCGATCAAGCTGAGGGTGATCGAGGAGCTGAAGAAGCAGAAGGTCCACGTCTTCAATGTGGGGCCATGGCCACAGACGGTCAACACCGGATCGACGGGCACCTTCTACATCCCGGCATGCCCGCGCGACAAGGATTACATCGAGATGCTGGTGGCGAACCCCGACAATCTGGACAAGTACGGCAATCCGGTCATGGAGCCGCCGCTGTCGATCATCGTCGAGGAGATGGTCATCAAATCCGAAGACGAGATGACGTGCCTGACTGACGACGGTTTCGAGTTCGCGCAGCGCATGATCGGCCTCGGGCGATCGCGGGCGTCGGCCTTTGCTCTGACGCGCTTTGGGATCTTCGCCTCGATGAACGCTGTCCCGACCGCGGAGGAGAAGGAAAAGGCGCATGCCACGCTCGTTAAGGAGTGCGAGCGGCTGGTGAAGTGGGCAGCCGATACCTACGTTACCGATCGCAAGCTGTTCTCGCTGGCCGTGCGTCCCGACGTGCATTTCATCGCCGCGCGGGTACTGGGACGCGACAACCCGCAGGATTCGCCGTGGATGCTCGACGCCAGGCCGCAGAAGCGGATCAAGTGCAAAATGTGCGGCCGCGTCTGCGATCCCGATGTCGCCACCTGCGAAGCGGGGCATGTCGTCAATATGGAGCTGTTCCTTGAGCTGAAGGCCGCGGAAGAGCAGTTGCAGGCGGCTGTGGCGTCCAGAAAGGCGAAATAGTGCCGATTCCTCCTCCTCCGGTTAGCGCACCGACCGACAGCGTCGATTCTGTCCTCAATCTGGTCAGATCGAAGATGCTGGATACCATCGGTGCGCTTTCCGGGGACATCCTGACCGATGCCCAGCCGTTCATGCAGGAATACACGAACGCCGGCTGGCGGGAGCTGCAATTCTTTCTCGCCACGCTGGGGCACTCGTTTTTCAAGATGCCGTTTGTAGGGAAGAATTACCCGGCAGTCGATTCGACCGATCCGGGGACCTGGACCACGCTTTCCTGGACGCAGTTTGTCAACGCGAGCGGTGCCGTCTATGCGCCGCCCACTGTGGACGTGCTGCCGGCGAACATGATTCTGCCGCTCTGGGTTGGGGAGCGCATCTTCGGTTACACCAGCGCCCGCTATGCGCCGATGAGCATGGCGCGCGACCGTTTGCCCCAGGTTCAGAAGGGCCCGACGAACGGCTGGTGGGTCTGGGAAAACAACGTGCTCTATATGCCAGGGTCGATCTACTCGATGGATCTCCGGCTGGAGCTCGCCATCTACGCTCCGGACTTTGTGACGGCAGGAGGGGTGGAGTGGTATCAGCAGCCGGTGCCGATCATCCGCGCCAAGACGGCGCTGGCCTACTTCATCTGCGATGAGGTGACAAAGGCGCGTGAGGATGAGTCGCCGTTCCGCGCGATGGCGGAGGAAGCGGCGAAGCAGATGTTCAATCTTGAGGTTTCACAGAAGCAGCGCTATCCCACGCAGCGGAGGCCGTATTGCGGCCGGCGCGGCGATGGGTACGGAGTCGGAGTCTGGTAAGGAGAGAACATGATCGCAGTGACGGTGGATGGAGTAACAGCGAATCTCGGGCTGCTCGGGGTTCCCGACGTTCTGGAGCGCGAGCAGCTTTACCAGGGCAACCTCACGCTCTCCGGCAACTACGGCGGAGCATCGACGCACGGCGACACGATGAGTTTTGCCCTTCCGGGGCTTCTCGCCGGACCGGCAACGGTGCCCCTGCGGGTCGAGATTTACCAGCAGCCACCCTCAGGCACGGCGCCGGGAAACTGCTCAGGCGTCTATTGCCCTGGAACCACCAGGGATAATGGCGTCGTTTCCTTCGCCAACGCCGGCACAGAGCTGACGGAGGGCTCGGCGTATACCGGCGCCGCTGCGGCGGCGGTCTGGAAGTTCAGGGCCTACTTCCCGCGCGGGAACTAGCCCGTGGGGATCAACACCGCAGGCGCGATAGCGGCGCCGCTCACCGTCTGGGGGAGCTGGGTAAGCGAAGTGTCCCCGGACGCGCTGCCGGAGAACGTCTCGGCTGACAATCAGGACGTGGTATATGGGCCGGGGTTCGTCGCTTCCCGGCCTGCGCTCGACACCATCGCCGGGATCACCTTCCCCGCTGTGGGCGGCATCGTTCCAACGGCGGTCTACGGCAAGAGCTTCCTTCTGCCCACGCTTGCCATCAGGAACCTCTATTTGGACTCCGCGGGCCGGATGTGGGTGGAAGACTTCACGAATGCCCCCGGCGTCATCACTCTCCTGTTCCAGTCCACTCCGGGCAGTTTGTGCCGCTCCTCGACCTTCCAGGGGCGCGAGTACATCGCCATCTCGGACGGTCTCCACGGAACCGAAGCGCCGCTGGTATGGGACGGAACGAACATGGACCGTGTGACGATCACCGGCCCTGGAGCTCCGCCAGCCATCTCAAACCTGCAACTTCCGGCGGTACCGATGGCGGCTTCCGGGAACACGCTGACCCGGCTGAACAACGTAGTGAGCTGCGTGACGGCCGACCCGCACAATCTGAAAGTTGGCTACCAGGCGCTGATCGCCAATGTTCCTGACTCAAACGCCACCACGGTGAACCAGACGAAGCAATCATTCGCCCAGAATGTGAATGGATCCTACTGGGACTTCAACTCGGGACAATGGAGAAGCCTCTTTAATCCCGGCACTTCTCCCCTGTCGGCATTTGTCGCCGAAGACTTCGTTTTCAACATCCCCGCCGGGGCCACAATTCTTGGCATCGTCATTAATTTTGGGGTGCTGTCGCAATCGGCGACCGCCGGCACAGTGGCAGAGGTGGCGCTCTGGAATTCCTCCGGGCAGGTAGGGACGGCGAAAACCCCAGGGACCGCCATCATCACCACCCCGGTCTATACCCCCTACGGCAGCGCTTCGGATACATGGGGAGCATCGCTGACGCCATCGGTTGTGAACGACCCGACTTTCGGGTTTGCGATATCAATTGATGCGGATGGAGTCAGGGATTTTCTGCAAGCTCCGCTGTCGATGACGATTTATTACACCTTATCGGGTTCGGGAACGGTCGCCACGGTCAGCTCCATCGTTATCGCCAACGAAGTCAATCCGGGGCTCGCGCTGGTGACCACGACCCAACCCCACGGCCTGATCCCCGGCATCAGCATCTCGCTGGTCGGGGTAGAGCCCTATGCGGTGGGGGGTGGCCTCGCGGCGGCTGAATGGTCTTCGGGAAAAACCACGCTGACGACGGTGAGCGATCATGGCTTACTTCCGGGGGCCGTGATTCAGGTGGCTGGCGCCACGACATCGACCGCCACGACAGCTTTCAGCTTCAACGGAAATTTCACGGTGCTGGAGGTTCCCTCTCCCAACCAACTCACGTATTATCAGTCTCCAATCACCGCCGCCGATCCCGATGTTATCGACGCCACCGCGAGTACAGGCACCGTTTCGATTGCATGGCCGATTCCGAGCGACACGCCCACTCCCACTTATTTCGAGGTTGATTCCTGCCCCACCCCGACCACTTTCTACATCCCCGTGGACTATGCCGACGGGACGTGGAACACGGGGAGCGTGGGTTTCATCTGGGAAGGGACGTTCTACGTCATCCAGGTCCAGAGCGCGACAGAATTCAGCTATTACCAGCCTGGTCCAAATGGGGCGACGACCGCGGTGGGGACCGTTACCCCCTTCGGGCAGGCTGCGCCGGGTCTTCATCTGGTGCAGGTGCTGTGGCTGACGCGCCAGGGCATCATCCCCGCGCCGTCGCCGTTCCTGCAGGCGATCCTCAACGGAGGGCAGTATGTTCAGGTCGCCAACATCCCAATCGGGCCTCCAGGGACGATTGCGCGCATCCTGGCCTTTACCGGCGCACAGCCCGACATTCCCGGCATTCTGCCGCCGTTCTACTACATCCCGGTTCCTGCGTTCCTCGAGGGCCAGGTCGTGTCCACAGCGACGGTCATCAACGACAATACGACCACCGGAGCGGTGCTCGACTTCTCGGACAACACCCTCTATGCGGCCACCGGCATCAGCATTCCCGGCAACAATCTGGCGAACCAGGTCGTTCTGGACGGGGCGCTGGGCTTCAGCTCCTACCTCTCCCGGCTGGGAAGCTGGGGGCAGCGCAACGTGATCCAAAACCTCCTGAACCTCGGCTTCGAGGGCGGCTACACCGGCGGCGGCGCGCCGGGAACCGGGCTTGCTTACCCCCTTGGATGGACTGCCGGCACGGGAACGCTGGTGAATGCGCTGTTCGGCATGGCCTGGCAAGTGCTGATCGGCGTTACCCCGGCGGAAAATGGCATGATCTCGCAGCCGGCCGCCACCGACGCCTCTGGTGACCCGATCTTTATCGGCAACCAGAGTTATTCGATCCGCTTCCGTGCGTTCACCAACGGCGGTGACGGGGTGGGGCTGACCGTGTGGGCTTCTCTTACCAGCGCTGCGACAGGATTCAGTTCCACTGCCGAAGTTCCTGTCGGCAATTCCACGCTGCCGCAATGGTTTGAGGGCGATTTCAGCCTGAGCCTGCCGACAGAGATTCCCCCCGACCTGGTCTTCTCGGTCTGGGTGCAGGGGACATCGGGATCGGCGTCGGCAACGGTGACCATCGATGACCTCCAGCCCATTTTTGCCGAAGCTCCCTACCTCGACACGACGGGCTTCTTCAGCTACGTCGGCAATCCCTCCGGGATCGACGGCGATACTGGCAAGTGGGGACCGCAGGATACCGCGAAGCTGATGAATATGGGGATCGTGCGCGGGACGCTTGCCATCCTCA